GATGCCGTGCGCGTAGCCGTGAACCATCGCCACCGGGCCAAGTCGGTAAACCCCAAGGTCGGCGTGATAGGGCAGGATTGTCTTAGCCCCAGCGGCGCGGGCCGTCGCGTTAATATCGTCTTTAATGTCCTGACAGTAATCCCGGACCAGGGCCGAGCCAGAGGAACCGATCAGGTTATCTAAACGGTGCTCGTGATTTCCCCAAAGGTAAACCGTCGGGCGAAAGCGGCGGAGGAAATCCTTCCCGGCCTCAAGGTCGGCCTTGAGGGATTCGCCCGACTCAGCGTCCCCTTGACCGACGCCGCGGCGCAAGGCCCTGAGGTCGAAGTGATCGCCGCCGGCCACGCGCACGTCGGGCTTATAGTCTTTGCAGAAAGCCCAGAGGGCTTCGAGCGCTTCAGGGTCGGCCATATCCCCGTGCGAGTCGGCAGCGTAAACGAACCGGGTGGGCTTGCTCATTGGTTATTCGACCAGCCCTAACTCGGCCAGTCGCTTATCTCTGTAAGCCCGGGCAAGGGACAAGTCCCCGTCCGGGCAGCGCTCGATGATGTTATGATCGCGGCGGTTCACTCGGAAATAGAGGGAGCCGTTAATGCTGGCTAGGTAGCAGTTTGCTCCCTTGGCCCGCTTGAAGGGCTTGGCCTTAGCCAGCGCTCCCCTGGTATGCTTGGGGCACCTGAGCAGCCACGCGGCCCGCGGTATAGACAGGCCAACGGCGACCGCCCAGGCGGCTTGCTCGCGGCTTAAAGTTTCCACGCTCGAGCCATTCGCCGGCCCTCGGCCATAATCTCGTTTCGACAATTCTGTTTAAAGCACAGTTCGACGTCGAACTCTACCTCGGCTCGAAGGTCTAGGATTGACCAGGCTTCCTCATCGTTAGCCGGCAGGACGCCAGCGGTCGAGATGTGGACGGTCTTCAGGTTCCAGTCGTATTCGTCGAGGATACGGCTAACGACCTTATACTCGTTCAGGTAGCGCCAATCGGCACAGATCACCGTCTGATGGGGCTCGCCGTCGGAACTAACGAAAGGCAAGTATCGGGCCAAGTGCTCGGCGAAGACGTCGGGGTTCAGCGACCGGGCGAACCGACCCGTCGATACTAGGAACTCGCGGTTCTTAACCTTGAACTCCTCGTTAAAGAAATCCCCTTCTAGATGCAGATAGGACAACATCGCGTTAGCGCACTCCTTAAGGGGGTCGGCGAAGTTAACCTTCTCGGCCCGCTTCACGGACCACTCGAGGAGGCCGTTAGCCAGGGTATCCTTCCCGGCCCGCGAGAAGCCCGCGATCATCACTAGGGTCGGGCGACCGTCCTCAGTTGCGGCGCTCATTTGGTCGTGCGGTCGTAATCCTTAAGCATCCGGGCAAGTCGGTCGGCCTTGCGGAACTGCCGCCCGGTGATGTTAAGCGCCTTGCGAAGATGGCGACCCTTCACGGTCGGGTCGAGGCGGAGGACTTCGAGCGCCGCGAGGGATCGGGTCGGCTTGTCGGCCTTGCGGGCCTCAGCGATAAAGTCCCGGTCCATCAGAAGGGCGGTGCCTCCGTGTTTAGATCAGGGGCGGGAGTCGGCTTGATGGTGCCGCGGGCGAACTCGAGTTTATATTTAAACTGAGGCTTTTCCTTGTAGTGATAATGGACGCCGTCGCGCATATCGGGCTCGACGTTAACGGCGACCTCTACCGTATGACCGCAAGCGGGCTTGATGTATTCAAGGAACTCCATCGGCGTAGCGTCGAGACGCAGTTCGGCACTCCAGTTGCCGGAGAACTTGCCGACGAGGAAGGCAAGAGACTTCCAGTCGCCCCACTTATTGGTGACGCGGCGTTTCATTTCGTTACCCTCGGCGTCAACGAGGAGAAGGCTGGTTTCGAGGACGCCGGTCTGCGGGTCGTGCTTAATCCAATCGAGGCGGGGCGGGATGACCTTGAGTCGGTAGTTACCGGACTTGGTAATGGGTGTGCGGGGCGGGAATGCGTTAGCGGATTTGGTCATAGTATTAGGCGAAATTAATGGGCGCAGCCGAAGCGGTCGGCATCGCGTTGAGGTCGATCGTTTGGATCTCCTGAGAGTAACCGGGCCAATCACCGGCGGAGAGACAGGCTTTGTATAGGTCGACGGCCTTGATGAAGTCAGAGTAACCGAAGGCCATCAGGTCGGCGCCGAGTTCGTAGACCGCGACCTGGAGCGTTTCCTTTTCGACGCAGATAAACCGAAAGCCGTTCACGCGCTGCTTAAAGCCGGACTCGAACGCGGCCTTATAGAAGTTCGCTTGCAGGTTATAGCGATAAGACCGCACGGCCTTGAGGAACCCGGACGGACTGGCATCCTCGCAGGTCTTGAGGTCGTATAGATACCCGTCATCGCCGACGGCATCAATCGCGACCTTAATCTGGGCATCGCAATAGGTCGTCGTAAACATCATTTCGGTATGCTTAAACGTGAACCCGTGGCGGTCGATACAGCCGATGGCGGCGGCAGCAATCTTCTGCCCTTCGTCGGCCTCGTCGGCGCTGAGGACCGTCACGCCTGGTTCGATGGCAGAAATGAAAGCCTCGTAAGTGGCTTTACCGTCCTTCGTGCGACGGTCGCAGACCGGGGAGATCGCGAACTTCTCGCGGGCCTTGGTCGGCTCGAGCACGAGGCCGTGAACGTAGGAGCCAAGGCGAAGGGCCTTCGTGGCCTCGCGTTCGGCGGTCGCGTAGAGGCGGAAGTGAGCCGGGGACTTCAGGAGTTCCTTCGAGCCGGAGTAGTTGAGGGCCTCGATGCCGTCATAGATAACGCGGTGCTCGATGATGTGGGGTTCGATGTGTTGCATAGGTGGGAAGGATTAAAGGGTGTCGTCGTCGTTACTATCCTCGAGCGCGTGGGTGATGCGCTTGGCGTCCTCGAGCGCGGCCTCAGCGGCCTCCTCGCATTTCTCGAGTTGAACCCGGAGGCAGCGGAGGTGAACTACGATCAGGTGCACCCGGTCGTAAAGGGCTTTCAGGTCATAGGCCTCAGCCAGGGCCTCGGGGTCGATGGCCTCGAGTTCACGGGTTGCGAAGGCCACGGCCTTATTAGCCTCCGCGAAGGAGCCCTCGTTATCGGCGTCCTGGCATCGGCCCCGAAGGGCGTTTAAACGGTCGCCAATCTGAAGGAGCAAGCGGCGGATGTGGTCGAGGTTTGTCATCAGTTAGAAGGTGATTTCCGTCATCGTTTTTCCGTCGGTAAAGAAGAAACGGATTTCTGACCGGGCGAGACTGGGCAGGGTGTTGCGCTTCCAGTCAGCCAGGTTCGCGTCGAAGACCTTGCGAGACTTGGCGAAGACCTCGGCGAAGGGGATACCGTCCAGCAGGATCAGGAGGATAAAGGGGTAGCCCGAGGAGGCCGCGGCCTTGACGACCCCGGAGGGGATGAGGAGAGGCTTACGGACGGGCTTCATCAGCGCACGAAGATTAGGTGCTTATCGACCCAGAGGCACAACTCGGAGAGCAAGCCGACGAACAGTAGGCCGGCGATGAACCCGAGCCAGAAGCGATCACCGTTCACTTGGTCAGCGGGCGGATGCCCGGGGCTTGGGTTGAAGCCGTGAAGGGGACGGGCTTGGAGGATGCGGCGCCGTCGTCGTCGAGGTCGGTAGCAATCCCGCAAGCCGTTTGAATAGACTGCCGGCGGAGGTAGGTGATAGCGCTGCCGATTTGCTGGGGCGTCAGGCCCTCGGCCTTAACCGAAAGCCGACCAGCCTGGAACACCGTTCCGTCGATATGGCGAAAGGTCGTGAGCACCGTCACCTTGCCGTCCTCGGAGTCGAGCACCTGGGCGATAGCGATATTATGCTTAGCGGCGACTTCTTTAACGGTCTCGAGAACTTCGGCGAGGCTGGCGTAGCGCGACTTAAACGCGGGATTGACGCGATCGGCGTGAACGTTGCCGACGTCATTCAGGAAGCCGACCAGGTCAGCGTTAGGGTTGGGTGCGGTGGGGCTCATAAATTAGTCGGCCTTCGGCTTATCGAGGAGGGTATCGAGTTCGTCGACCGAGACGCGGCTGAGGGTGCCTCCGACAATCGGGTTATAATACTGCTTACCGTTATAGGTCGAGACCTTGAGCAAGCGAGCGAGGCGCTTACCGGGCAGGATAACGTAAGAGGTGCCGGGGACTTCGCGGATGGCGACGACCTCGGGGGTGGTAGTGAGTTGATTCTTAATCATAGGGAAAGTTAATTGATGGCGCCGCGGCGGGCGGCGTCGAGGATCAGCAGGGCGTCGGCGTTCCAGAGGGTGACGTCGACGGTAGGGAAAAGTTCAGCGGCCCGGGACTTCAGGACGTTCTTCCATTGGGTCGTCGAGCGTTCGCCCTTCGTGCCGACCGGGTGTGTCTTCATCCAGATTGCCGGACGGACGCGGTGCATCTTCCAACCGAGCGTGACCGCGCAGCCGTAGAGGATGCCGCAATTCCACATCATTTTCCCGACAGCGCTGCCGGGGATGGCCTTCCCGACAAACAGGGGCGGCTCCTCCAAGTAGCAATCGATTTCCTTCGCGGTGTTGGAGACTTCTCTGAGGAAGGAAATAACCTCGTGTTCAGTCCCCGGCATCTTCTGCACCGTGACGAGCCCTTCCTGATCCATTAGGGCGAGCCCGCCGTTCACGCCTGGGTCGATTGCTACGAGGAGGGCCACGACCAAGAACTTTGCTTGGCCTCAAACCCCTTGCCAGAAATAAAACTATTGCCTGACCAGGTTACCGACGCGACGAGCATAGGATGCCCGGGCAGGTGGCGCAGCCGAAAGGCGGAAGCCGATGGCCTCGGCGCCGGCGAACCCTAGGTTCCAGCAGAGGGCTAGACACTCGGGCGAGGGGGAAGGTATACCCCGGGCGGTCAAGCGGCCTCTGAGGGCACGTAGATAGGCAAAGGCGACGAGGTCTTGAGCGAGAGGGGACCGCCAAGTTGACCGGGGATAGGCGGGCTTTCTCTCCTTGGCTAGTTGGGCGTTACCGTCGGCCCACGCGGCGGGGTGCATTTGATACAGGCCAAGGGCTTCCCCGCTGTCGCCGACCTGCAAGCGCTCGCCGCCCTCGACCTGCCCGATCGCGTAAAGAATACGAGCATCGGTCTGGGCGGAGGCCGTGCAGCCGAGGACGAGCAAGGCGACCAGGGGAACCGGGCTCACGGGCGGCGGGGGATAAAGGAGCCCTCGACCGTTACCTCGCCGATGCGGTAGGAAAAGGTCAGGCCGATGCAATCGCCGGCGCCGATGTAGGGCTTGATGCTAACCTCGTCGGCCCCGTCCTTTAGCATAATGTGGGAATAGTCGCTAATCAGGCGCTCGACGTGAGGCACCGCAAAGGAGGCCCTAGAATAGTCTCCGGTAATGATCCGTTCGTTAATGAAGTAAACTTCCGAGGCCAGCGAAGTAAAGGCTGGTAGGTGGGCGAAGCGTCCGACGTCGCTCACGACTGCTTGCCCTCCTTGGCGGCGTTCGACCAATCTTCGACGAGTTTCTGGCTGTCCGTAAACCTATCTTTTATGCCGTGGACATTGATTTTTATAGCCATCGCATACCCTGCCTTGGTCAGCCTCTCGAC